CGGAACATCAAGGCGGCGAGCTTTCGGTCCGACGCGAGCAACCGCTTTCGCCGCTACCTGATCGCGACGCAGGCGGCCGGCACGGACGAGGCATTCGCCGAGGAGACGAGGATCCAGGCCGAGGCCACGGACGCCGACGTGAAGCGCGCGGCCCGCCTCGACTTCCTCCGGCCCGAGCAGGGCTACGCCACCGTCGCCGCCGCGCGCAAGCGGGCGGACTGGGAGGCCCGGACGCGCGCCGCGCTCGCCGACGCGGTCGTGGTGACCGTGCAGGGGTGGCGGCAGTCCAACGGCGCGCTGTGGCCGGTGAACCAGCTCGCGCAGGTCGTGGCGCCCAAGATGATCGGGGTCGACGGGGAGATGCTCATCTCCCAGGTGGAGCGCACGATGGATGGCAGCGGGCGGGTTACCCAGATCCATCTCGTCCGGCCCGACGCGTTTCTGCCGCAACCGCAAGCCGCGGTCAGCGGTGAGGGTGCGTGGAAAGAGCTGGCGAAGGGAGCTTTCTGATGGGCATCAGCCGAGACACACTCGACCAACTGCGCCACGTCCTGCGCCCGCTCGCGACTCGCGTCGCGAACACGGTCGCGCGCGGCGTCATCCAGTTCGTCGACGACGGCAAGAAGCAGCAGCTCGTGCAGATCGGTGTCCTCGCTGGCGAGACCGTCGACAGCGCCGAGCACTTCCACCCTTACGGGCTGTCCAGCGTGCCCGAGGCCGGCGCCGAGGCCGTCGTGCTCTTTCCCAACGGCGACCGCTCACATCCGCTGGTCGTGGCCGTGTCCGACCGCCGCTGTCGACCGACGGGCGGCAAGAGCGGCGACGTGATCGTCTACAACAAGAAGGGCGCGAAGATCATCCTTCACGCCGACAGCGGCGACATCGAGATCCAGCCCGGCGCCGGCGGCCAGGTGTTGATCCGCGACGAGGGCGGCAACGCCGAACCGCTCGTCCGCAAGAGCGACTTCGACAACCACACGCACCCGGCCGGCACGCTGGCCGCGCCCAACGGGCCGGTGACAGGCGTGACCGGCGGCGCCCCCGCGGCGGCTGGATCGCAACGTCTGCGCGCGCAGTGACGTGCTTGACATCGTGCGCGCCGCATGATCCCTGAGCGTGGGTGCCATTCGCGCGCCCATCACTCTCCGACCTGATCACGCGCATCGGCGGCGACCTGCGCGGCCGGCTCGAGCTCGGCGGCGCGCTCCTGCGCCGCGCGATGGCGGACGTGCTCGCCGCGGTGTGGGCCGGCGCGGTGCACACGCTCTACGGCTACCTCGACTGGCTGGCGCGGCAGCTGTTCGCCGACCAGGCCGATCCCGACCAGCTCCTGCGCAAGGCCGCGCTCTACGGCATCACGCCGACGCCGGCGACGTTCGCCACGGGCAACGTCACGGCGACGGGCACCAACGGCAGTCCGATCCTCGCCGGTACGATCATCCGGCTGGACGCGGTCACCTCCTACCAGGTCATCACCGGCCAGACGATCGCGGCGGGCTCAGCGACGCTGCCCGTGACCGCGGTCCTGGCCGGCACCGCGGCGAACGTGCCCGCGGGCGCGGCGCTGACGTTTGAGTCGCCTGTGCCGGGCGTGAGCTCGACGGTGACGATCGTCGACGGCGGCATCACCGGCGGCGTCGATCAGGAGAGCATCGACGCGCTGCGCGCGCGCTTCCTGCTGCGCCTGCGCGAGCCGCCACAGGGCGGCGCCGATCAGGATTACGAAGCATGGGCGCTTGCCGTGCCCGGCGTAACGCGTGCCTGGGTGTTCCCGCGCGAGAACGGCCTCGGCACCGTCGTCGTGCGCTTCGTCAACGACAACGACCCGATCAACGGCATCAACGGCATCTTCCCCGACGACACCGCTGTCGCAGTGGTGCAGGCCGCGCTCGACGCGGAGCGGCCGATCACCGCTGCCGTGACCGCGGCAGCGCCGCTCGATCTGGGCATCGGGTTCGCGATCCACATCGTGCCCGACACCGCGGACACGCGCGCCGCGGTCACCGCCGAGCTCGTCGACCTGCTGAGCCGCGTGGCCGAGCCGGGCGACGGCGCGGGCCGCGGAAAGGTGCTGCTCTCTCAGGTCCGCACGGCCATCGGCACCGCCGACGGTGTGACCGACTACGCGCTCACGGTTCCGACCGTAGACATCATGCCGGCCGTCGGCCAACTGGCCACCTTGGGAGGAATCTTGTGGGTGTAGCCGAGAGCTACGCGCGCGTGATGACCGCGCTTCTTCCGCCCGGGAAGCTGTGGCGCTTGCTCGCGAGCACGCTCGAGGGGCTGATGCTCGGGTGCGCCGACGAGCTGGCGCGCATCCACGCCCGCGTCGGCGACCTGCTCAACGAGATGGACCCGGCCACGGCGAGCGAGCTCTTGCCCGACTACGAGGCCGAGCTCGCGCTGGTTCCAGCGGCGACGATCGACGAGCGCCGCGCGAACATCGTGGCGCTCGAGGTACGGCGGCAACGTTTCCGCCCGGCCGACTTCCAGACCGCGCTCGCGCCGCTGCTCGGCCTGACGCCGGCCGGCGTCGTGATCGTCGAGCGCACGCGCGACTTCGCGATCGCCGTGGGCGACTGCCGCGAGATCTACCGCTTCTTCATCTACCGCGATCCGACGCTGCCCGGCTCGTACTTCCTGGCGAGCGCACAGGCGCAGGTCGAACGCATGCAGCCATCGCACACCGCAGGCACGGTGATCGAGAGCATCAACCTGCTGTGCGACGACCCGCACAGCCTCTGCGATCGCGACGTGTTGGGGGCGTGATGTCGGCGACCTCGAGCGCGATCCAGCTCGCCGACCTGGCGCTCACGTGGGATGAGCAGCAAGGCGCCGCCGACCTTGCGCTGATCGACAACGACCTCGCGTCGGATCGCGGCCTCGAGACCGCCGTCTTGCTGTCGTTGTTCACCGACCGGCGCGCGCAGCCCGACGACCAACCGCCGAGCGGAGACCCGAACGATCGCCGCGGCTGGTGGGCCGACGAGCTCGCCGCGGTCGAAGGCGACCGCATCGGCTCGCGGCTCTGGCTGCTCGACCGCTCGGTGAACAGCAACGAAACCGCGCGGCGCGCCGAGGAGTACGCGCGCGAGGCGCTGGCGTGGATGATCGAGGATCGCGTGGTCTCGGCCGTCGACGTCGAGATCAACACCAGCGGCAAGGGCCTGCTCATCGGCGTGGCGCTGCAGCGGCCGGGCCGCGACGCGGTGTCGTTCCGGTTTGCGCACGTCTGGGACGCAACCATCTGACGGAGACACGATGCCCGCATTGACCATCACCGCCGTCGACACCACGACCCGTCGGCTCACCGTTCCCGCGCACGGCCTGAACACCGGCGATGGACCCGTCGCGATCATCAACACCGGCGGCGCGCTGCCGTCCGGTCTCCTGCCGGTCACCGACTACTGGGTCATCGTCGTCGACGCCAACACGATCCAGCTCGCGAGCTCGGTCGCCAACGCGCTCGCCGGCGCCGCGATCACCTTCACCGACAACGGCTCGGGCACGCAGACGCTCGGCATCGGGCTGCCGTACCGCCGGCCGAGGACGTACGCGCAGCTCTCGCAGCTCAAGAGCGTCGACCTCAACGCGATCTTCGACGTGCTGATCGCGCTGTGGGCCTTCCTGACCGGCCAGATCCAGACGCTGTGGAACAGCCTCAATCTGGCCGGCTCGCTGGTCGTCGGCGGACAGCCGCTCTCGTTTAACGGTCTCACGTTCACCGCCAACGCCGCGACGGATCAGCTCACCGCCCCCGCACATGGACTTTCGACTGGCGATGGCCCGGTGCGGCTCGTCGTCAACGGTGCATTGGCCGGCGGCCTGGCGGTGTTCACCAACTACTGGGTGATCGCTATCGACGCCAACACGCTCAAGCTCGCCACGAGCTTCGCGAACGCGCTCGTCGGAACCGCGATCGACATCACAAGCGCGGGCTCGGGCACACAGAGCATCTCTCGTATTGCCACCACGACGCGCGCAGCCGACGCGACGGTGACTCGTAACCTCGGCGTGGGCGGCACGGCCACCGTCGGCAGCCTCGCCGCAACCGGTAGCGTCTCCGCGAGCAAGTACACCCACGGCGTTCGCACGATCGTTGTGCCCGTCGTGCCAACCCAGGTGAGCCCCTCGCCATTCGTTCTTCTCTCATCCGTCATTTTTGGACAGGGATCCAGCGGGCACTGGCTCTACGCCCCGCTGTCCCTGGAGGTCGGCAAGCGCATCGTCGCGCTCCGGGCGCGGGTGCAGGACAGCGCGACAGGGCCGACGAAAGTGCAGATGCAGTTGATGTCGAGCACCGATGGCGCGCAGAACCTCACGTCCGTGGCCACGTCGGCGCAGAGCACGGGCTCGGGGCTCGAGCAGACCATCCCGATGACAGCGCTCGCCGTAGACGTCGCTGCCAGCACCGCCTACTACGTGGTCGTTTCCACGCCGACAGGCACGGCGAACTGCAGCGTTTTCCGTCTCGAGGTCGACTTCATCCAGCTCTGATCGGCGACGACGGTCGCGATTCACTCGGCGCTATTGACATCGCCGCGCGCTGATGATCCTGCACTCGCATGTGAGCGACATCCAGGTCATCGCCGGCGCGATCATCACCGCCGGCGGCACGATCGCAGCCTC